CCTCTCAAAAACAGATTTCGCTCTCCGCGAGGCGAGGAGCCATGAAAAAGTCGAAGAAAAGCCGAGATAATTGCATCTTGTCATACTACCAGCAAATCAGCGACGGGTCTGTGACGGTTGGGCGCTGGATCAGGCTTGTGTATGAGTATCTGGTGGCCGGGCTGGAGGAAAAGCGGTTTTCCTTTGACCAGAAGCGGGCAAATGCGGCGATTGACTGGATTGAAGCACACTGTTTTCACACTGAGGGGCCGCTGGCTCCGGGGCCGCTGAAGCTGGAGCTTTGGCAGAAGGCGATGCTGTCTGCGATCTACGGGATCGTGGACGAGGACGGGAACCGGCAGTTCCGCGAGGTGCTTCTGGTGGTGGCGAGGAAGAACGGCAAGAGCCTGATCGCTGCCGGCTGCGGAAATTATACGTGGAAGTGCGAGGGCGGATTCGGGTCGAAGGTGTATTGCATCGCTCCGAAGCTGGAGCAGGCGGATATTATCTATAACAACATCTGGGCCATGACCCAGCTCGATCCTGAATGGCAGGCCCTGAAGGAACACTGCTCCGAGAAGAACACGCACAACGAAAAGGTCAACGACGACTCGATGCTGGCCCGGCACCGGCAGACGGACTTGAGCATCCCGGGCGTGAACGCGACGGTCAAGAAGATCGCGTTCAGCTCCAAGAAGTCCGACGGCTTCAACCCTTCCCTGTGTATCTGCGACGAGGTCGCGGCATGGGAGGGCGACAAGGGACTGAAACAGTATGAGGTCATGGCGTCGGCGATGGGCGCTCGTCCTGACGGCCTTCTCCTCTCCTGCACGACGGCAGGCTACATCAACGACTCGATTTTTGACGAGTTGATGAAGCGAAGCACGCGCTTCCTGATGGGAGACAGCGCAGAGACTTCCCTTTTGCCGTTCATCTACATGATCGACGACGTCGACCGCTGGAGCGACATCAACGAGCTGAGGAAGGCAAATCCGAACCTAGGCGTCAGTGTCCCGGTCAAGTTTATGCTCGGAGAGATCGCGAAAGCCGAGGGCAGTCTCAGCAAAAAAAGCGAGTTCATGACCAAGTACGCCTGCGTCAAGCAAAACAGCAGCACGGCTTGGCTCTCGGCTCAGGACGTGGAACGCATGGGTGGCTCTCCTCTGACGCCGGAGATGTTCCGTGACAGCTACTGCGTCGGCGGCATCGACCTCTCCCAGACGCGAGACCTGACGGCCTGCTGTGCGCTGATTGAGAAGGGCGGCGAGCTTTATGTGCTGGCGAAGTTCTTCCTTCCTGCGGAGAAAATCGACGAGGCGACGCAGCGCGACGGCGTGCCGTATGGGATTTATGTCCAGCGCGGCCTGCTCCAGCTCAGCGGCGACAACTTTGTCGACTATCACGACTGTGAAGCGTGGTTTCGGTCGCTGGTGGAAGATTACCAGCTCTTCCCGCTGCAAGTAGGCTATGACCGTTACTCTGCGCAGTACCTTGTGCAGGATATGCAGAACTACGGTTTCAGGATGGACGACGTCTATCAGGGCGAGAACCTCTGGCCGGTACTCCAAGAGATGGAAGGCCTGATTGCCGACGGCAAGGTGCACATCGGCGACAACGACCTGCTGAAGCAGCACCTGCTCAACAGCGCGATCAAGATGAGCACCGAGCGCGGGCGCGGGAAGCTGGTCAAGGTCAATCCGAGTCTGCATATCGACGGTTGCGCGGCGCTGGCGGACGCCTTCACGGTGCGGCAGAAGTGGTATGCGGAGATTGGAGAACAACTCAGAAATGAGGGGTGATAGATTTGGGGCTGTTTGATGTCCTGTTTGGAAAAGCGCCGAAGCCGAAGGGCGAATATAAAGGCGAGTTCAAGATGCTTAACGGCTATGAGCCGCGGTTTACGCGGTTTGGCGGCGACATCTATGAGAGCGAGCTGGTGCGGCGCTCCATCGACGCCATCGCGACGCATGTCAGCAAGCTGGCAGTGACTGTACACGGGACGGCGAAACCGGCGCTCCGGAACAAACTCAAACACGGGCCGAACGAGTTTGAGACGTGGAGCCAACACCTCTATCGGCTGGCGACCATTCTCTACAACAACAACACGGCGTTTCTGGTGCCGGTGTATGACGAGTATGGTGAGCCGAGCGGCGTCTATGCTGTCCTGCCTGAGCGGTGCGAGATTGCGCAGTACAACGACGTGCCGTATCTGCGCTACGAGTTTTCGTGGGGGCAGCGGGCGGCGATCGAGCTGGACTACTGCGGCATCCTGACGCGCTTCCGCTATCGTTCCGACTTCTTCGGCGAGACGAACCGGGCGCTGATGCCGACGATGGATCTGATTAGCATCCAGAATCAGGGCATCGAGGAGGGCGTCAAGAGCGCGGCGACCTACCGTTTCATGGCCCAGCTGTCCAACTTCTCGAAGGCCGAGGATTTGGCAAAAGAGCGCCAGCGCTTCACTTCGGAAAATTTCTCGAAGGACGCAAAGGGTGGCGGTTTGTTGCTTTTTCCGAACACCTATCAGAACATCCAGCAGGTCAAGGCGGAGCCGTTTGTGGCGGACGCAGACACCATGAAGGCGATCCGGGAAAGCGTATACGATTACTTCGGCGTGAATGACGACATCCTCCAGAACAAGGCCTACGGCGACAAGTGGGCGGCGTTCTATGAGGGCTGCATCGAGCCGTTTTCCATCCAGTATTCCGAAGTGATGACCCGGATGTTCTACACCTTCCGGGAGCAGAGCACCGGCAACTACATCATGGCGACGTCAAACCGGCTGCAATACATGACGACCAGCGAGAAGCTGAACGTCTCGGCCCAGATGGCTGACCGCGGCATCCTGAACCGCGACGAGGTGAGGGAAATCTGGAACCTCCCTCCCCTGCCTGACGGTGCCGGACAGATATACACGATCCGCGGCGAATACTACAATGCCGACGAGAAACTGATTGAGGAGGGAAATGGAAATGGAAATTCCCAAGACGGTGCAGCAGAAACTTGATGAGGGACGGCAGTACCGTTCCGTTGTTGAGATCAGGGCACTGCCTGACAACCAGATCGACAGCGACGAGAAGATTGTCGAGGGCTATGCCTGTACTTTCAACCAGCCGTATGAGCTGTTCAGCTTTGACGGCTACACGGTGCGCGAACAAATCGACCCGCACGCCTTCGACAAGTGCGACATGTCGGATGTGATCATGCAGTATGACCACGAAGGCCGCGTCTTTGCCCGGACGAGCAACAGCACGTTGATGATCACGCCTGACAGCCACGGTCTACGCATCCGCGGCGATCTGGGCGGCACCGAGATCGGGCGCCAGCTCTATGAGGAGATCGACGGCGGTTACACGAACAAGATGTCCTTCGGCTTCACGGTTGACACCGACGAGCGCCTGATCACCGAGGACACGGAGACCGGGACGGTGGACGTCCTGCGCACAATCACGGGTATCCGCAAGCTCTACGACGTCAGCGCCGTTAGCCTGCCTGCCAATAATGCGACCGAAATCTCGGCGCGCAGCTACTGCGACGGATTGATCGCGGAGCTGACGGAGGAGCGCCGGCAGCGCGAGATGAGGGAGCGCCAGAAGCAGAAAATCAAGATCATGCTGAACCTTTAAGGAGGAGAACATGGAAGTAAAGACCATGACCATCGAAGAGATGGAGGCCCGTAAGGCCGAGATCGCGCAGCTCGTCGACACCGACGACGCCGATCTGAATGCGCTGGACGAGGAAGTCCGCGCTATCAACGCGGAGATGGAGTCTCGCAAGGCTGACGAGGCCAAGCGCGCCGAAATCCGCAACGCCGTCGCCGCTGGTGCCGGTGAGGTTATCCACAAGATTGAGAAGGAGGACAGAGCCATGAACAACGCGGAAATCCGCAACAGCAGCGCGTATGTTGACGCGTTTGCAAACTATATCAAGACCGGCGACGATCGCGAGTGCCGCGCTCTCCTGACCGAGAACGTCAGCGGCAACGTGCCCGTGCCTGAGCTGGTTGACCAGATCGTCCATCATGCGTGGGAGAATGAGGAAATCCTGCGTCGCTGCCGTCGCATCAACATCCGCGGCAACTTCAAGGCGGCCTTCGAGCGCAGCGCCGACGCGGCTTATGCGCACACCGAGGGCACGACCGCCGTGACCGAGGAGAGCCTGACGCTCGGCATCGTGACCATGATCCCGAAGAACATCAAGAAGTGGATCAGGGTTTCCGACGAGACGATGGCGCTTGGCGGCGAGCCGTTCCTGCGCTACATTTACGAGGAGCTGGCCTACCAGATCACCAAGAAGCTGGTCGCGCTGGTCATCAACGACATCAAGAGCGCGGACACCTCTCACAGCTCCACGGCTGTCGGCATCCCGGCCGTCTCCGTCGCGCCGAGCGTGACCGCGATCCCGAAGGCCGTCGCGAACCTCTCCGACGAGGCGACCGACGTGGTGGTCATCATGAACCGCCTGTCCGAGGTCGCGTTCGTAGAGGCCTATGCCGCCGGCAACTTCGCCGTCGACCCGTTCGCCGGTCTGCCGCGCCTGTACACCTCCGCGCTGCCTGCCTATGACACCGCCGAGGCGACCAACGTCTACATGATCGTCGGCGACCTCAAGGGCGAGACCATCAACTTCCCGGAGGGCGACGGTCTGGTCATCAAGTACGACGACCTGTCCGAGGCTGAGGCTGACCTCGTCAAGATCGTCGGCCGCCAGTATGCGGCTCATGCCGTGACCGGCCCGGGTCGCTTCGTCAACGTCACGAAGCCCAGCGCGGTGACGACCTGATGAAGCTGCTGCTGAAACAGGCAGCGCGTATTCGTCATAACGCGGGGGAGATCGTCGAGGTCTCTCCCGCCGAGGCGAATTTCCTGCTTTCCGTCGGCGCTGCCGTGATTGTGACGGACGCGAAGCAGGAGCAGGAACAGAACGTCGTCAACAAGAAGCAGAAGAAAGGCAAGTAAGCCATGAAGCTGATGATCGCCGTGCCGTCGATGGACTTCATGCACGTGGAGTTCGTTAAGAGCCTGACCGCGCTGATGATGCACCTTCGCGACGAGGGCGTGGACTTCAAGCTGGAGATCGAAAGCGGGACGCTCGTCTATATGGCGCGCGACCGGCTGGCGTGCAGAGCGATCAACAGCGGATTCACACACGTGCTTTGGCTGGACTCCGACATGGTGTTCGCGCCGGAGCTGGTGGAGGACTTGCAGTTCTGCGGGGAGAAATTCGTGACAGGGATCGCGGTGAGCAGGCGGAAGCCGTTCAGCTCCTGCCTGTTCCGCGACCTGTCGCTGGAGCATCTGGAACGCTACGGAGACGCGGACACGCTACAGAAGGAACCGTTTCAGGTCGCCGGGTGCGGCATGGCCTGCGCTCTGACGGACGTGGAAATGCTGCGAGACATCCAGACGACCGAGAAAACGTGCTTCACGCCGATGAACGGATACGGCGAGGACACGGCCTTCTGCCGGAGGGTTACTGCTCACGGCTACCGCATCTTCGCCGACCCGTCGGTCAAGGTGGGGCACATTGGGCACCTGGTCGTCTACCCAGACGACGCGCCGAGGTACAGAGATGAATGGCATTAAAGTCCTCCTGACGGCTCCGCTTAAACAGCAGGAGCACATCTTCAAGGCGTTTCAGGACAGCATCGACGCGCTGGACGTGCCGGATGGCGTGACGCTTGACCGCTATTTCGTGGTCAATGACTGCCCGGACATCATTCCGCACATCAAGGGCCGGTATGAGGTCATCAACACAGGCGACGTATACCGCAAGACCTCAGACGACCATCTGTGGAGCAAGGAAAACCTGTCCAAGATGTCACGCCTGCGCAACGCGACCGTCAAGGCGGCGCTCGACGGCGAATATGACTACTGGTGGAGCGTGGACACCGATCTCGTCCTCCAGCCTGAGACGCTGGCGGCGCTGCTCAATGCGGGCAAGGACATCGTGAGCGAGGTCTTTTGGACGCAGGCAAAGGGCGGCGCGTGGTGGTGTAACGCTTGGATGTTCGACCAGTGCGACTCTGACGGGCATCTGACCGAGTGGGTGGAGCCGGGGCTGTACCAAGTCGGCATGACCGGGGCTTGCACGCTCGTCAGGACGGACGTGTTCAGGCACAACGTCAGTTATTCGGAAATTCCGAACATCCGCAAGGTGCTCTGGGGCGAGGATCGCTGGTTTTGCATCCGGGCGGCCTGCGCGGGATATGAGATGTGGCTGGACACACACTTCCCGGCGGAGCATTTGTTCACCGAGACCGTATACCAGAAATGGAGGGAGACACATGCCGGAGAATGACATCACGATGCCTGTGACGGCAACGACGGAAGAACCGACTCCGCCGACGCTCTTGCAGAAGGTCAAGCTGGCGCTGCGCGTGACGGTCGACGTCTACGATCTCGACCTGACGGCGCTGATCACGGCCGCGCAGTCTGACCTCGGCATCGCGGGGGTCGTCCTGCCGGCCACGCTGGACGCGATCTGCGAGCGGGCTATCATCACCTACTGCAAAATCAACTTCCTGACACTGACCGACGGTGAGTATGCTCGCCTAAAGGATAGCTATGACGAGCAGAAGGCCCAGCTCGCGACCGCGACCGGCTACACCAACTGGGGGGCGACGACATGA